GTACGAGCCCGGCGCCATCGACATCAACCCCAACGGCCACGCCACCCAGCCCGGCGGACTCTGCCTGTGCAACCGCTGCACCACCACCGACAAGAGCTGGTTCTCACCCCTGCCGCTCGACGCCTGCCGCAACTGCCACCAGACCCCGGACAGCCACAAGAACGATCACGACCTGATGAACACCCACTCGTACAAGAAGCCCACCGAGAAGCAGACCTTTGGCCGGCAGCTCTCCATCGACAAGTACGAGCGGCTCACCAGCTACGACGAGGAGGATGTCGCCTGATGAAGCCGAAGCCGATGGGCTGCGCCCGGTGCGGAATCGACGAGGACGTCCATGCAATCCAGGCCGCCGCCGACGGCACCCACACGTGGCGGCAGCCCACCCAGCAGCAGATCAGAGAACGAATGCTCGCCCGGCGGGCCGAAGGGAAGACCGATGGTTCCTGACCACATCCTCGACTCCGAATGCCCCCACCGGACCACCTACCGGAACTGCCTGGAGGTCGAGTGCAACAACCACCTCAGTCGAGTCGACGAGTTCGGCACGTTCGACAACTCGACCGAGGCGTGGGAAGAGGACTGGGACGAATCGCCGCAGCTCGGCGGCATGGCCGAGGAACTGCGACAGGAGTACGAATGAGCGCGCCCGCCCTCTCTCCCGCCGAGGAGTTCGCCGGCCGCAACGTCCGCTTCGTCGGCGGCCGGACCGAACACCGCACCCGCATACCCGCCGACTACCGGTGGCAGGAGGAACTCCTCGAAGCCGCCTGCGGAAAGAAGGGCTGGCTCGCCCGCGGCTACACGAACAAGCCCGTCCGCCCCTGCGCCGCCTGCGCCAAGGCAGTTGGCGACGAGATGGAAGGAGGGCTGGCGGCATGAGACTCCGGCAGGCGCACGCCATGATCGAAGCGGCTATCGCCCTCGAATCGGCAGGCCTCGGCATCCGTGTCATCCCCTTTGATCACGACCTGCCCGGCTCTCTCGTCGGCGAAGACAGGATGGACGGAGACGCCGAATTCACGGACCCCGACGGCTCGGATGGCGACACTCGTCGCTACGGGATCACCATCAAGCCCGGCCCGGGTCAACTCGTCCTTGCCAACGTCACGTTCGGACTCGACCTCGGCACGGTCCTATGGGAGGACAGCTTCGGCTGCGGGGCAGGTGCCGACGAGATCGCTTTCCGTGGCCTCGTCGGCGCACAGATAGCGGCCCGCATCTCGAAGGTGATCCGCGACTACGAGAAGCCGTACCGTGCCGCCTACGAGCTGCGCAGCGGCAAGAAGTGGCAGCACGTCCACGTCCCACGAGAAGGAGCCTGATCATGGGCCAGCAGATCATCCAGCAGCCGGACGGGAAGCTCGCCATCTTCTCCAGCGTCACCGACACGTTCATCGTGGTCGACGCCACACCCGAGGAGCTCGTCGAGTGGCGGGCCGAGGAGGCGGCGGAGCGGGCGCGGGAGAACACCCGGCGCGAGCTGGCCAAGGTGCTCGCCGGCAACCCGCGCGGCGCCTACTTCCAATCGACCCTCACCTGGGAGCAGGCCTCCGCCAAGGACCGCGAGCACGACGGCGACCTTCAGCCCGGCACGTGACCAGCGCAGCAATCGAGGCCCTGCCCCCGCCGACGAGGGCAGGGCCTCGACGCGTCGGCACGGTATCCCGGGAGAGTGAATCGAGGTCACCGTTCTGTCACTCCTCGGTGCACCTGCCTGCAGCCGGGCAGTCTGGGGCCCCGCTCAACGAGGAGGCCCCGTGCAGTCACCGACCCGCCGCCCCATGTACCCGCAGCCCTGGCAGCGATGGGCCTGGACAGCGTTCGTCGTCGTGAGCGCCTCAGCGCTCACCTTCGTTCCCTTCATCATCGCCTGGCAACGACGCGTCGTCGGCTGGAGAACCGTCGCCGTGTACGCGGCTCTCAGTGGCGTCATCATCGTCGGCGCGATCACACACTTCGACTTCCGCCAGTGGGGCACCTTCTGGCGCGAGGTGATCCGGTACACCGACTGGGCGTACCTGCTTGTCGGCGCGGCACACGTGGCGAGCCTGGATTGGCCGGCTCGAAAGACGACGGCGCCAGGCCTGCTCTACGGGGCACACTTTGAGCAGGAGGCAACCGAGAAGAGGTGATCGAATGCCGGGACGCAGTCGTACCGGCAGGGTCCGCAGTCAGGCGCAATGGCGATTCATGTTCGCCGCCAAGAAGCCGTTCGCGCACCGGTGGGCCCGCGCCCGGAAGCGGACCTACGGCAAGAAGACCGACTACCGCACCCTCCCCGCGCGCAAGGGCGTCCGACGCCGCTAGCCGACGCGCGAGCCCCCGCCCACCCAGCTTGGAGCCCTGATGCGTAACCCGTTCAAGCGCCGTCCGAAGCCGTTGGACCCGCGATGCACGCCCACCTTCCGTGCCGAACTGAAGGCGGACGGGTCCGGCAAGCTGTTCGTCCACGGCACCCTCGCGAACGGCAAGCCCGTCCGCGGCGTCATCAACGTCGAGGCGACCCCGAAAGCGAACTAGAGGTTGCCGTCGACCGAGTCCCTGTCCAGCCCGAGCGAGGCCAGCTCCTCATCGCTCAGGACGTTGTGGACGGACCCGTAGGAGCAGTAACGCACCAACCCGGCCTGATCCTCCAAGCCTGCACGGAGCGCCTGCGCGACAGTGTGAAGCGCGACCGCATCGTCTTCGATGCCGTCCAGATCGACCTGGACGGACACGGAGACGCGTTTACGAGTGGCCATGACCACCGTTCCCTTCTCTTCGCCGGCCAACGTCACGCCACCTTCAGCGCGGGCTCGTCCCCAGGATCCTCCTGCGGTTCGTCCGCGCCCGCTGCGGTCTCGCTGCCGTCACCCGTCCCGTCCGCTGTCAGGTCGGCGTTCGGGTCGATGCCGCCGCCGGTGTTGAACGGGTCGCCGGCCGGGACCAGGTCGGCCCGCTTGTCAGCGCGGATGCGCCGCACCTCGGCCTCGACCTCCGCGTCATCGAGCTCCGGGCTGCGCCATTTCACCTTCATGAAGTCGGAGATCGCCCCAGCTGTGTCGAGCAGCGACAGCGTCCGCGCTGTGGCCTCCGGGTCCGGCTGAACGGCCTGCGGCCACGATGCGGTCAGTTCCGCGGCAGGATCGACGCCCTTCGCACCGCAGTGCCGGACGTCGACCATCATCATCGTCGTCAGGTGATCCAGGAGCGCCGGACGCTGGTAAAGGATCTTCGTGCCGCGGGTCGTTAGCGACTCCTCCTTGCGGGCCACCACCTCGGTAGCCGTCGCAGCGATCGTCCCGGCTTCTCCGAAGCCCTGCGCGCTGTAGCCGGCCGAGGACAGGATCTGCAGGCGCAGCGCCTTCGTCGTCCGCTCGTGCTCCTCGACGCGGATCTTGAACTGCACTTCGGTGATCGCGTCCTTCATCGCCTCCCCGCCGAGCAGGTTGAGGGCGACGCTGACCTCCTTGTCGAGGTCGAACACCCCTCCCGATCCGGCGCCCTCGGTCTCCAGCATCGACTGCGGCACAAGGAGGCGCGCCTTACCGAGACGCAGATCGCGCATCCAACTGGTCCACGACTCGTCTAGGGCATCCATCATCGGCTCGATGCCCGCGAAGTCGGAGCGGCCAAGCGGCGCCGTACCGGGCAGCCCGTCCCACACACGGTTGGGCAGCACGTTCGGCAGGTGTGTGATCAGGAGGCGCTTGATGCCGGTCGACTGGCGGCCGTTGGAGTCGAGGCGCGTCGCCAAATCCGCGGAGTCGGGGTGTGCGGCAAGCGTCTCCGCGCGCATGCCGAGGACGCCGACGCCACCTTCGTACAGGCCGTACTCGATCGCGCCCGGGGTGTGCAGTTCCAGCAGGCGCCAGACCTTCGACTGATCCTGCAGCGGCGCCAGCTCCCGCCAGATGATCGCCTCGGCCAGCTCACCCCACCGCCAGGTCGGGATGACGGCATGCGCCGGGATGACGTCCGTCCACGGCCGGGGCCGCAACGTGGTGTCCCACACGACGCGCAGGTACACGTTGGACAGGCCGGCGGTCAGCTCGCTGGCCTCTCGCATTTTGGCGTGGCCGCGGTCGTCTAGGTAGCGGCCGATCTGGGCCTGCGTGGTCTTCGCTGTGGTCGCGTCCGTGGAGTCCACATCGACGGTGACCTGTGGGACTTCGGACCACAGCAGGTTGGCGGACATCTCTGCGATGTCTGCGCCGATCGGGACGTGCAGCTTGGCGGCCTGCTGGCCGGGCGATGCGGCCTGCCCCCAGAACATGCGGAGTTCCTCGCCGCCCGCCCGCCGCTGATCGACTTCGAAGAACTGGCGGGCGACCGTGTTGCTGCGGTAGTTCGCAGGTCCGCCGTACACGGCGGCCAGGTGGTCGGTGTTGCCGGAGTACCAGGCCTGCCACATGTCCATGTCGGCGTGCGGGATGTCGAGTTCGGCCGGCGGCCAGACGGTGTTTCCGGAGGGGGGCAGCGGCATGGCGGGTCCCTTCTAGGCGGCCAGGGCGAGCTGGTGCCGCCACAGGGTTCGGGTGGTGAAGATGGCGTAGCGGAGGGCGTCGACGCCGTGATCTGCCACCTTGATCGGCTTCTCTTCGCCGCGGAGGGCTGCCTGGTCGTCCCAGGAGTAGCCGCCGATCTCAGTGATCAAGTCTTTGCAGGAGGCGTGGACGAGGAGCTTGTTCGCGGCGAGGACCGAGGAGACGGTGCGGATGCCGTCCATGACGTCGTTTTTCGCCGGTGTCGGGCGCAGCTTGTCCCGCAAGAGTTGGGTGGAGAAGGACGCTGCGGACGGGTCGACGGTGATGAACTGCGGGCGGATCGCGCCGATGCCTGGCACGTCCGCAAGCCAGGCGCGCAGTCGCTGCGAGTATTCGGCGTCGGTGAGCTGGCGTCGCTGCTGCCGCGAGTCGTAGCGCCACTCGGCTGCCGCGTACAGCTTCCGGTCCCGGCCGAGGCCGAGGAGGACGGCGTGGAACGGGTTCTTGGTTCCGTAGTCCACCCCCAGCGAGATCCACTTGTGGATGCCTTGCGCCGGCAGGTCGGTGACGATGTGACGGTCTCGGTCCCACGCGTCGTAGATGGCGCCCTCGGCGGCCACCCATTCGCCGAGGATGAACCGCCTGTAGAAGAGGCCTTCGTGCATGGCCTTGATGTCGCGGACGTAGTCCTCGTCGAGGAAGGGGTTGTCGTCGATCGTGAAGGAGAATCGGCGGAGCGGCTTGACGCCCTCCTGGGACAGCCAGTCCCGCATGAACCAGTGCGCGGGGTTGTCCGGGTTGGTCGTGCAGAAGAGTTGGGCGCCCTTCACGGACATGCGGCCCAGGAGCTGCTCGAAGAAGACCTGCGGTACGAGCGTGACCTCGTCGACGTAGGCGCCGCACAGCGTCATGCCTCGGATCTTCGGTTCGGCCTTGGCGTCGTTGGCGCCGATTACGTGCACAACCCTGCCGAGGATGGTGGCTGTCGGCGCGCCAGGCGTGTAGTGGATGAGTTTGGCGATATCCCCGAACAGGGCCTGGTTCTGCAATGGCAGGAAGAGGTTGCGGTGTGCGGTCTGACTTGTCTTGGCGATAATTACGAGTTCGCCCGTGGTCGGCGCATTCGCCACGAAGATCAGCCACTTGAGCAGGCTGGCGATCGTCTTCCCCGAGCGGATCGCGCCTTCCCAGCACGAGATTTTCGTCGTCGATTCGGCGACAGACCTGATCTGCTTGCGTGAGAGCGGCAGTGATTCCAGCACGTCTACGCCTGCTCGCCCTCGGCCTGCTCGGACTCCTGCTCATCCTGGGCGCGAGAGATCGCCGTGAGCGCCTCGCCCAGGCTGCCGAGCATCGACTTCGCACTGTCCAGGCCGGATGTCTCCTCGTTCGGGGCCAGCTTCAGCGACCGGTCGATAGCCATGCCGGCTGCACCCATCAGGGCGCGCTTGTCACCGGGTGTCGGCTCGTCGGCCGTCTTTTCGTCGTAGTCGTGGTCCTTGCCGCCCCAGTCCCAGTAGAGATGCGGCTCCCACAGCTGCTTGCGGAGCTTCTCCGCGTCACCGATCAGGTCTTCGGCGAGCAGGGAGCGTCGTTCGGCGAGGTCGGCGAGGCGGGCGGCTGTCGCGGCCTGGATCTTGGAGCGGTCGAAGGTGAGCTCCAGGTGCGCTGCGGTCCGGCTCACGACTACCTGTGAGATGCCCATCTCGCGGGCGATGGCGTTCCGGCCGAGGCCCTGTGCGTGAAGTTCGCGGAACTCGTCGAAGCGGTCTTCGGCCATGGTGCCGTGGGCCATCAGGACCTCCGGGCGGTGTGGGCGCGCTGGCGCAGGAGGGTGGGCAGGGGCGGGCCGTCGGCGGGCCAGAGTGGTGACCAGGGGATCAGAACGCACCGGCAATGCGGATGCCTCGGCGGGCCGGTGATCGCGGTGATGAACACGGTGCGTCGCGGGTCGAGGGACAGGCCGCCCTGGAATTTGCCGCCCGGCTTGATGTGGAGTCCGGCGTAGGCGCGGCAGGCCGGGCAGGCGTCAGGTTCGGCAACCCACAGGAGGCGGACGTCTCCGCCCAGCGAGCGGGTGACGAGGGATGCGGCGTGTGAGACGGCGCTCGTGATCGCGACAGCCATGCCGGTGGCTACCCGGCCGACGGCTCGACGGGCGCGCGTGAAAGCGGAGTTGAGGCCGGCAAGCCCCATGGCGGTGAGCCCGGCGGTGGTGATGAGGGCGAGCGCGTGCCGCTGGTCCTGGTCGATCGCGGCGGGCAGGGCTTCGGCGGCTTGCTGCGCTTCGGGCCCGGGTTCGACGGCGACGGGCGGGACGTGTTGCTGCATGGCGCGGGCGATAGCGGTGGCCTGGCGGGCGCCGAGCTGCGCCCCGTTGAACGCTGCCGTTTCGGTGGCGCGTTGGGCCTGCTTGCCGCGGCCTGCGAAGGCGCGGCGGATGAGGTCGCGAACGTAGTCGACGAACTCCTGCAGCCGGGACGGGATTTGGGCGTCGACGGTCTCGCGGATCCAGCGGGCGCCTGCTGCTGCTTGTGCGTCGACGATCGCCTGGGCGAGGGGTCGGGTGGCTTCGGCGATGGCCCGCTGTTCGAGGGCGCGGATCTGCTCGGGGTGCTGCTGCGCCATGTCGGCGATGCGGCTGCTGTCGACCATCCCCACCCCCTCCGTAGCTTTGATTCAAAGGTAATCTTGCCTTCTAGCCTTTGATTGTGCAGCATTGGGGTGGGTTCAGGGTTAACATCGACGCCAACGCGTAGCGATCAAGGCATCGTTCACCGCGCAGGCCGCCCAAGGAGGCTCCCGATGACGACCCCCGCCCCCGCAGCACCCGCCACAGACCCGGCACCGGCCCCGAGCAACCAGCCCGGCACACCGCCCGAGCCCACGGCACCCGCACCGACTCCGCCAGAGCCGGCCGCGCCCACCCAGCCCGAACCCACAGAGCCGACACCCGCCGCCGAACCCAAGGGGAAGACCCCCAAGTTCGAGGGCGAGTTCGACCCCGCGAAGTTCGAAAAGCTCGTCGAGAACCTCCGTGGTGACGTCGCGGCCGAGAAGGCCAAGCGCGAAGCCGCAGAGAAGAAAGCTGCCGACGAACAGGCCGCCTTCATGAAGAAGGTCGCCGGAGCGTTCGGCATCGAGACCGACGAGAAGAAGCCGCCCACACCCGACGAGTTGGCCAAGCAGCTGAACGAGGCCCAGACCGAAACCAAGGCGTTTCGTGACGCGGCCCGACAGACCCAGGTCGAACTCGCAGTCCACCGGAACGCCGCCCGCCTCGGAGCGGATCCGGACGCGCTCCTCGACTCGCGAGCGTTCGAGAAGGCCCTCGGCTTTCTCGACCCCACGGCCGACGACTTCACCGCCTCAATGGAGAACGCCGTCAAGCAGGCCCTGGGGGCGAATCCGAAGCTCGCGGCCAAGGCGCCGGAGCCGACGGAGAGGCCCACCCCAGCGGGTGGAGCGCCGATGGACGGGGCTCCGGGAGGCAAGCGGCAGTTGGGCGAAGCGGACGTGAAGCGGATGTCACACGAAGAGATCGATAAGGCCGTGAAGGACGGACGACTCAAGTCCTACCTGGGCGGCTGACAGGCCACTAGGAGCCTCCGTTGTCCATCAACAACTTCAAGCCCGAGATCTGGTCCGCCCAGCTTCTCGTCGGCCTCCGCAACGCGCTGGTCTACGCCCAGCCGCAGCTCGTCAACCGCAACTATGAAGGCGAGATCACGTCGCACGGCCAGTCGGTGCACATCACGACGGTCGGCGACCCGACGATCTTCGACTACGCGGCCGGCGACACCATCAACTACGAGGACGTCGAGACCGCAGGCACCGACCTGGTCATCGACCAGGCCAAGGCGTTCGCGTTCAAGATCGACGACGTGGACAAGGCGCAGGCCCTCCTCAACCCCATGAGCCAGATGGCGCAGAACGCCGCCTACGGCCTGCGCGACAAGGCCGACGCCTACGTCGCCAGCCTCTACACCGGCGTCGCCGCCGCCAACGTCGTCGGCTCCTCCGGCAGCCCGATCGACATCCACACCCCGCCCGGCGCAGGCCTCACCAACAAGGCAGCCTACGACGACGTCCTGGTCGGACTGCGCACCAAGCTCGACCGCGCCAACGTGCCCACCGAGGGACGCTACGCAGTCGTGTCGCCCGAGTTTGAGGGCCAACTGCTGAAGGACGACCGCTTCGTCCGCGTTGACGCCTCCGGGACCGACACCGGGCTGCGCAACGGCATGGTCGGCAGGGCTGCGGGCTTCGACATCCTCAAGAGCAACAACACCCCGAACCCCAGCGGCGACACCCAGGTCGTCCAGGCCGGCTACCCCGGGGCCATCACCTACGCCGAGCAGATCCTGGAGACCGAGGCGCTGCGCCTCCAGTCCACGATCGCCGACGCCATCCGTGGTCTGCACGTCTTCGGCGCCAAGCTCCTGCGCCCGACCGGCATCGCGGTCGCCTACGTCGACCCCGCGTAACGGACGTCGTCCCCGCGTAGCCCTCGCCGCCTCACCTAATCCGGGAGCCCTCCCATGGCGCGTACAGCAGTTGCCTACAGCCCTCTCGTCCCGAACGGCCACCTCACCAGCCCGGCCGGGACCACCATCGACGCGACGCTCGTCACCAACGGCGTCGTCATCAACGGAGTCGACCCCGAGCGCACCGTGCTCCGGGTCAACAACACCGCGACCGGCGCGAAGAACGTCACCGTGAAGACCGGCTCCGGCAGCCAGTCGTGGATGGCCGGACAGGGCGACTTCGTCCAGGCCGTCGGCGCCAACACCGGCTCCGAGTTCCTCGGCCCGTTCACCTCCGCCCGCTTCCAGCAGAAGGGCTCGAAGCTCTACGTCGACTTCGAGTCCGGCTTCACCGGCACCATCACCGTCCTCAAGCTCCCCAAGGCGTACTGATGACGGCCCGCGAGTACGTCGGAACAGGTGGAATGCGGGTCCGCCTCGACGACCCCCTCGACCCGGAGATGGCCAAGCAGATCGCCCGCGGCGACCTCAAGCCCGTATCCGGCAACGCCCCCGACGTGGAGGACGGCGACAAGAGCCTCGTCGTCGTGCACGGCTCGGAAGCCGACACCGTGAATCACGTCGGTGAGCACGTCCGGGCCCCGGGCGAACACCCCGACGACGACTCCTCGGCCATGGAGTGGGCGACCTACGCGGTCGCGCTCGGCCTGAACAGTTCGCAGGCCTGCACGCTCTCGGTCGAGCAGCTACAGGAGTGGGTGGCCGAGCACGAGAAGGCGCTCGGCGAGGGCGAGCCGGCCCCGGTCTCCCCGGCCGACGACCCCGACACCAAGCCTCTGGAGAAGCCGTCGGCGAACGCGAAGGTCGCCGACTGGCGGGCCTACGCGATCAGCGTCGGCATGGACCCCGACGACGCCAAGGACGCGACGAAGACCGCGTGCCAGGAGTACGTCCAGGTCGTTGAGGACGCCGCCGACAACGGGTCGCAGGAGTAGCTCATGCCCTACGCGACCGTGAGTGCCCTGGAGGCGTGGCTCGCACCTGAGCCGGCGCCCGAGAACGCTGTGCGCCTGCTGACGCGGGCATCCACGGCGATCGACAGGGCACTGTACGGCCTCGCGTATGACGTGGACGACGCCGACGTCCGCCAGACCTTGTCGCTGGCGTGCGTGCAGCAGGTGCAGTGGCTGATGGACCGGGATGACGAGACGGGCGCGACCAGTGATCTGGCCTCCATGTCGACTGGGCAGCGGTCGTTCTCGCGGTTCGCTCGACGGGACGGTTCGGGCAGCACGCCCCGCCTCGCCGACTCTGCCGCCGATGTCCTGCTGACCAGCGGCCACTTCGCCGGCTTCGTCTGGGTGGTGGGCTGATGCCGGGCCACATCGGGCGTCAGACGGTGATCCTGCTGGACGCGCCTCTCGTGACGGGCGGCTACAACAAGCAGGTCCGCGATTGGGGTTCGGCGACCGAGACCGAAGTGCGGCGGGTGACCGTCGACTACACGGGCTCCTCGGAGACGAAGAACGCCGGGGACCAGACCGTGACGACAGCCCGCCTGTTCCTGCCGCCGAGCGCCCCGCAGATCACCGAGTGGATGCGGGTCCGCTGGCAGGACCGCACCTGGGAGGTCGACGGGGTTCCGGCAGTGCCGGAACGGTCCGGGCCGCTGTCCGGTCAGGTCGTCGACCTCAAGGAGGTGGCGGGCTGATGGCCGCCCTCGTGCACATCGACGTCGACATCGACGACGAGGCGATCCAGTTCGAACTACCCCTGGACGAGGCGGTGCAGGCGGACATGACGGCCCGCATGACGCGGGTCGAGTCCGTCGCCATCGCCACGGCACCGGTCTACACGGGCGAGTACCGCGACCTGATCCACATCGTCGAACAGCCCGACGACGACGGCACCAAGCACGTCGACGCCGACGCCGACCACTCGATCTACGTCGAGCACGGCACCACCCAGCGGGACCGCAACGGCCACGCCATCCACCGCCCACACCACACGCTCGCGCACGCCCTCGACGCCGCTGGCGGCGATCACTGATGAAGGAGAACCCGATGGCCGACGGCGACACCGTGAAGATGAAGCTCACGTTCTGGCGCGACGGCAAGAACCCCGGCGACACCGTCGACG